CAGGTGGTTGAAGGGTTTGCAGAGCTTGCTAAATTTGATCCTAATCACATGCATAACTTTTACTCTATTCTTGCACCTATCATGGGTCAAGGAAATATTCACTTCATGAGTGAGGAACCTCAATTAAGCGGTCACCTGTTAACAAGTATTTGTACAAGAGATTACACAGACCGCTTGCGTGGTAAGATACCAATTAACGAAGAAATCTTAGCTAGATTTTCATAATAAGGATTTAAATGATTAATATAGTTATTCCAATGGCCGGTAGAGGTCAACGATTTGTTGAGAGCGGTTATGATAAGCCTAAACCAATGATTGACGTAGTTGGCGTTCCAATGATTAAACGTGTCATTGATTCGCTTACGTCTAAACACAGTGAGTGTAATTTTATTTTTATTGCATTGAAAGAACATTTAGATAACGGGCTTCAAGAATTTCTTGAGCAACAGGGCACAATTATCCCATTGGGTATTGTTACAGAGGGTGCTGCGTGTACCACGTTGATGGCATTGCCTTACATTAATAATTCAAAGCCGTTAGTTATTGCAAACTGTGATCAATATCTTGAATGGAACTTTGATGATTTCCTAGAACAGTCTAAAGACCGGGATGGGTCACTGGTAGTATTTAATTCAACAAACCCCCATCATAGTTATGCTAAGGTAAAAAAAGGCCAAGTTATAGAAGTAGCTGAAAAGAAAGTTATTTCCGATAAAGCATGCGCAGGTATCTATTACTTCCGACATGGTAATGAATATATCGAGAGTGTAGTTATGATGATTGCTAAGAATATAAGAACTAATAACGAGTTTTATATTGCGCCTGCATACAATGAGTTAATTGCAGGGTCAGGCAATGTTTCGGTATATGAAGTTGATGTTAACAAAAAGCATATGCTTGGTACACCGTATGAGTTAGAAATATTTTTAGATAAAGTTGAAAACGGGGATGTTGTATTATGAAAGTATTAATTTTTGGTAAGAGTGATATAGGTGAAGGTATTAAACAGCTATATCCAGATACGGTAAACGTACCTAAAGAAGAATGCGATGTTAGAGATTATAATGCTATCTGTGCAACACTAGAGAAATATAAACCTGATGTAATTGTTAACTGCGCTGGAATTTCTCATGTACAAGTGGTTAAAGATTCAAATATTAAACACTGGCAGGAAGAGATTGAAGTTAACTTGTTAGGAAGTTATTTAATTGCACGAGCATCTATTAACTGGAATGTTAAGACTATGATCTTTATTGCATCAGTTGCTGGTATGTACGGTAAACCAGAACATAGTGGTTACTCTGCATCTAAGTCTGGCGTCATCTCATTCGTACAGTCATTAGGTTTTGAGGGCTATAAAGCATATTCTGTTAGCCCTGGGCGTGTAGATACTAAGATGAGAGAAAACGATTACCCTGGTGAAGATAAGCGTACCAGACTTTCTACGCTACAAGTTGCAGAAGTGGTAAAGGAATGTATTGACGGTAATTACGAGCCAGGTGATAATATCGTTATTCGCAAAAGAGGTTTTACGAAGCTTAAGCGCGTTGATAAAGGTCAACCCTGGAAGAAGTACCTTAACGTACAACCACTGGGTGCACCTAAGCTAATCTAATGAAAATTATTTGTCATCGTGGTAATACATTTGGACCTGATCCAGATAATGAAAATAAACCCGAAGTAATTGATTATTGTATTAATCAAGGATACGATATAGAAATTGACCTCTGGGTCAATAATAACGATCTGTATCTCGGACATGATGAGCCGACCTACCCTATTCATATGGATTATCTTGTATCAATGAAGACAAGATTGTGGATCCATTGTAAGAATCTCCAAGCAAGCGCGGAGTTGTTTAGGTTCAGAGGCTTTAATTATTTTATGCATGATAAGGATGATTACACCCTAACATCTCATGGATATGTTTGGACATATCCAAAGCTACAGAACGTTTTTTCTTATAATCAAATTCTACTGGATTTTTACCCTAATGTTAATTTTGAAAAATATAAGCTATTAGGCATTCATGGGGTATGTGTTGACTATGTCTAAAATTTCTTTATGCTGTCCAGTTTATACCATGAGCGGTACCCGAGCTGAAAAGTTTCTAGTTGAATATCTCTCTCATTTAATCTTTCAAACGTTTAAAGACTTTGAAGTTATTATTTCAGATCAAAGCACGTTTGATAACTTAAGATCTATAGTAGATACCTTTGACCACGTTCTTAATATTCGATATGTACGAAATACCAGTGAGAAAAAGAACGCTGCTAACAATGTCAATAATGCTGTACGGCATGCCACAGGAGACATTGTAAAATTACTTTACATGGATGACTTCTTTGTAGATCCATTTGCGTTACAAAAGATAAGTGATGCATTTGATAATAAACCAGAAGGTAAATGGTTTATATCTGGGTTTACTCATTGCAATGAAGATAGGTCTCAGTACTTTGATACTAGACTTCCTTGGTATGGTAACAAGCACGTGAATGGAGACAACACAACCGGTAATCCATCTAACTATGCCGTAAGACGAGACTGCGCAATCGAGATGGATGATGACTTATTGTGGATTGTAGATGGTGAATACTTCTACCGGTCTTATTACTATCATGGTGATCCTATAATGATAGATGATGTTTTGGTTTGCTTTAGAGAACATGGTTCTTCTGCATTCCGGGACCCTAAGTTTCAAGAACTCGATGCAAAAGAAAGACAGTACTGTATCGACAAATATAATGGTCCCATGCCAACGAAAGAAGTAGCACTGAGCTGGAAATGACGTTATAATATGTAATTATAAGGACTATATTATGAAAATTGGAAGTGAAACTATTGCGCTGCTGAAGAACTTTGCATCGATCAATACTAATATTGTATTTAAAGAGGGTGATGCAGTTAGTACTATCTCTAATGCAAAGAATATCTTTGCTAAAGCTACTATCAAAGAAACTATTCCTAAAGAGTTTGCAATCTATGATTTGAACTCTTTACTGGCTATGTGGACGTTGACGGATAGCCAGGATATTGAGTTTGGAGATAAATGTATCGGTATTACTAGCCCGGCTGGTAAGTTTGAATACTACTATTCTAATCCTGAGATTGTAACTGCTGCTCCTACTACTGAGATTGAGCATATCGATGTTTATAAGTTTAAAGTAACGGCTGAAGATATTCAAATGATTATGAAAGCGGCCGCTATCACCGGAGCGCCTACTGTATCGGTAACTTGTAAGAACCAAGCAGTTGTATTATCGGTAAGTGATCGTAAAAATGATACTGCATCTAACTTTAGGAAGTCTCTTGGTACATCTTTTGATGACTTTGATGTGTTTATTGCAGTTGAGAATCTAAAAGTTATTCCTGATGCATATGACATTACGGTTGCTAAGACCCCTAATGGTAAAGCTAAGTTCCTTCATTTCAAGCATGAATCTAGACAACTACAATATTGGATTGCAGCAGAACCTGGTTCGGTAGTTTGAGGGTAGCATATGAGTGAGCATTTTATCTGGGTTGAAAAATATCGCCCTAGGAAAATTGACGATTGTATCTTACCTGAGTCTCAGAAAGAGTACTTTAAGCAGATGGTTGCTAAAGGTGAGATTCAGAATATGTTGTTATGTGGTTCCGCAGGTACTGGTAAGACTACGGTAGCTAGGGCCCTGTGTGAGGAACTTCAGACCGACTATATGATCATTAACGGATCAGAAGAGTCTGGTATTGATGTATTGCGTACTAAGATTAAGCAATTTGCCTCTACGGTATCGTTTACTGGTAATACCAAGGTAGTTATCCTTGACGAAGCTGATTACTTAAACCCTAACTCTACTCAGCCTGCATTGCGCGGGTTCATCGAAGAGTTTGCAAGCAATTGTCGCTTTATTCTAACTTGTAATTTTAAGAATCGTATTATACCACCTTTGCATTCAAGGTGTGCAGTAATTGAGTTTAAGATTCCTAACGCTGATAAGCCAACTATTGCAGCTAACTTCTTTAAGCGTGTATGTAGTATACTAGAGCAAGAAGCTATACCGTTTGATCAAAAGGTTATCGTTAAGATTGTGCAGAAGCACTTCCCTGACTTTCGTAGAACGTTAAACGAGCTTCAGCGTTATTCTCAATCTGGTTCTATTGATGAAGGTATCTTAGTTAGTGTCAGCGAAGCTAATATGAAAGAGCTTATTGATGCTATTAAAGAAAAAGACTGGAAGAAAATGCGCGCATGGGTTGTTAATAACTTAGATAACGACCCTGTATCCTTGTTCCGTAAGATCTATGATACGTTTGTACCGTTAACTAATCAAGTACCGCAACTGGTTCTAACTATTGCTGACTATCAGTATAAGTCTGCGTTTGTTGCAGATCAAGAGATTAACTTGGTTGCATGTCTGACTGAAATTATGGCGTCTGTGGAGTTAAAATGACAACATTAATTAGTGAACATTATTCAGAAGATAAACTTAAGTACGCCGCAGTATTTGCTCGCGGTGGTGGTTACCGGGTATTGTGTCTAGATAGCTATTTTGAAACTCAAAAAGAATTCTTTTTTAAAGAAATTAATAAAGCTGAGGATCGCGCAGAAGACTGGATTTTAAATGAATGAATTACTAAGACCTACATTTGAATGGATAAAAGATGATTGGAATTCTCACCCTGTACGCTTTGCTATCGAGTTGCTTGCTTGGGGCATTAGTATTGGCTGTAGTATCACTATGGCCGCTACAGTCCCTAACCCACCGCTTCTTGTTTTGTATCCTATTTGGATTATTGGCTGCGCTTTGTATGCTTGGGCTGCTTACACTAGGAAATCATTTGGAATGCTCGCCAACTATATACTACTCACCACAATCGACACAGTCGGTTTAATTAGAATGGTAATCTAATGTTCGGGGAACCTAAAGTAGAGATAGTTATTGAGCCTTATAAAGCACCAGCTATCTCGCCTTTCGATTTTATAAATGCAATCACCTATAATAAGAACGATCTTATGGTAGATGATTGGGCTGAAAAGCAATACGCTCCATACATTGTAAATAAAGGTCTTTCGTACGGCGCTGATACCGTAATCCAGGCAAATGAGATGAATTCTAGACCTCAT